CGGCAACATAAGTAACCAAAGCCAAACCACTCAGCAAAAAAATAACAGTGTGCAACTCGATCAGCAACATGGTAGTGTCAAGAGGGAATCACACAGTGCTATACACAGAGAGGCTACCTAAGGCGGCTGCACTTATCAAACCTGGCAAGGCAATCGGAATGGAGGAGTACAAGGAGATATTGAACACTTTGCCACTCGACATGAGTGCCAGGTTGAGACTGGTTCCTGATGAGGGGCTGCCTAGTAGATTGGCACACATGGTTGAAGTAGCAAGGTTGATAACTGAGAGACCTGCTGTAGGTGGTATCACTGATTACATCATCATTTCAGCAGAAGGTTCGAACAACCTCATTGGATTTGATTGTGACCTGGTGATAGAAGACAGCCAATCATCGAGGAGGGTCTATATTGATGTGACAAGTTCAACCGACCCTGACGTAGTGAAGAAGAAACAGGGTGTGCTTGACGGGAATATAAGGAGTAGGGAAATTGTCAACTCTGAAGGAGTGGTTTGGGTTTTCAGGCCTGTGGTCCCTGTTTGCAACATTCAGATAAGCTTCCAATCGTCTGAACCCGGGACAAAGGGGTTAGTGCTCATGGACATGCTTAGCACCCACGGTGCTGGTCACAGGAAAGTCTTCATTGATAAGTGCAAGCAGGTGTATGGAAATGTTGTGAGAGAGCTAGCTCAATCTGATGTAGGTGAGGCACCCGGTGATTATAAAGAGTACAACTTGCCACACGGTCTGGTTGATGATTCCGTGAGAGAAGTTTCAAGGCAGAGTGTGCAGTGTTCCATCAACCTACTGAAGAACTTGGAGGCTGCGGATAGCTCTCACTTCCCCTACCACTCTGGCTTGAAAACACTAATACAGAACTCAAACAAGATCAAGGCAGCTGTCAATTTGGCACCATCGGAGCTGTTATCAACCAAGGACCTTGTTGCCAACCTGGAATCTCTGTCTGATGATTGGTTGTGTCACGCACTGTACTCAGCAATGCTTACGGACAATGTGGTGGTGGTTGATGACACCCATGATACAGCCATTGTTGAGGATTTCCCGGCAAGAGAGAACAAGGTTCACCTGCCCACCCAGGGTAAGTACCTGGCTGCAATCAAGTACGAGGGAAAGCACGTGTTCACTGTTTATGTGAAGAGAGGCGCATTGGGTTCAAAATTTGATAGGGCCAGCAATAGGGAACAGAACAGGGACAACAAGAAGTGGTTCACTGGTGCTGGTGCAATTACTGATGAGATGGTTGACACATACTACAAGGAAGTGGAGGAATCAGAGGTGGCATTCAACAACTCCATGATAGCACCGCTGTTGGAAGCAAGTAGGGAGACTATCTGGAACAAGATGCTCACTATTAGTGCCTTAGCGTCCAATGATTTGGAGAACATGGGTAGGTCCACTCTGTCAATGTTTGACAGTCTGGTGACAGCACTGTCTTCCTGCCAGCTTGGGGGTGCACTGAGCCACGATTATGAAGTGTGCAAGACGGTTGTTGCATCACTGAAAACATCCCCCTCCAACTCGCAGTACTACGTGGGTGTCAACGGGCCTTACAGATCTGTCACGATGGTTAAAATGTGTTCAACTTTGGACAGCTTCAGCACAACATCATACTGTGTCATATACAAACCAGTATCAGCCCACAACAACCTCTTGCACAAGTTCAAGGTGGCAAGTGGCACAAGTGTTGTGAGGACTGAGTTTTACACCCATAACCCAAATACTCTGTCATACGGACTGAGGTTGCCTTATATTGTTGCTTCTCACGCCAGTTGGGAGATAGAGAACAACCTCGAGTCAGGTGCCATCCAGGGCAAGGACCTCACAATGATTATGTTGGATTCAGCCAAACAAGCACTTGTCAACAAAGATACATTCGCCCAGGCAGCAGAGCAAACTAGGTATTTCTATATGTCAGCCATAGGTTATGGGGGATCAGCAGCTGCAATGATAGATAAAGCCAATTTCATCCCATCTAGCAGATTCTGGGAACCACTGTTTGTGCTGAGGATGTTCAAGATGGGGGCAGCTTTGACTGTGATATCATCAGCCAGCAAGCTACAAACACTAGAAGACCCAAACACAGGTGAGCTGGCTGTGTGTTTCCCACACTCAAACATGGTGTCCAAGAGTTTCTCAGGCAGTGTCTCGTCAATGTACATCTGCAACATATACAACAAATTCAGGGCATTCCATGAGGTTTCTGAGGCAATATGTTACAACAGCATACTGGAAGAGAGGGAGATATACAAAAGCAGAGTTCGTGATGATGTGGAATCTGTGTCTGGTCTGAGGAAAGACATGATGATGGCAGTGTCAAAGGGTTGGCCCAGCACATTGGATGAGATAATGTCACAGTCATTTGTCCAAAAGGAGGTTGAGTTTGCACTTAGGATAGCCAGGGTGAAACAAGAAAGGTATTGCGGGTCGTGCACCTTCATGGTGGGGGCGTCCGCGACGCACGTGGGTGTGGGCAGCTCAATGATAGACACTATGTACATGAAGCTGAATGAGGCACCAGTGGATTTAATAAACATGAGGGGGGGAATGGCCTCAGGCGAGCCTAGCACTGACCACCAGGGCATCAGGTCTGCAACCTCTTTGTTGGAGGAGATAGTCTCTAGTCATGATGCAACATCACAATCAGTGTCCAGCTCACCCTTCTCAGCCATGATGTTTTTTGAAACCATCAAGGACAGGATGCAATCATTCAGTATATTCTCGTGTGTCATGGCGCAACTTGTGTGCGGGTATGTTATGTATGCATACAGGATAATTCAGAAGGATCAGAAAGGGCATAGGGAAATCAGTGCCATGAACTTTGCGTTCAGGGTTGGTGCCTTGTTTGTGGAAACCATAGCAGATTGCCTCTCAACAGCCATTGATGACACGGATGTCATAGGCAGAAGTGATAAGGACAAGTACATAGAGGATGTTCTGGTTGAGGGATTTGATTTGAAGAAGAAAGCAGGTGGCACGTGTTTTTTCGACAATTCAGACCAGAAGAGGTGGGGTCCCAACCACAACATGAACTTCTTTGCTTATGTGCTGTTCCCAATGCTAGTCAGAGACATGGGGTTGTTCAGGATGTGTTTGAAGGTCTTTGACAGCACATTTAGTAAGAGGGCTAAGTTCCCTGAGTCCCTCATAGATCTTGTTGTTAAGAAGGGAGTGACAGCATCAAAATCTAAGCCTATCGATCAGTTTGTGAAAAGGTGCAAGCCTCTCATTGACAACAATGTAACATACACCATCATGGCTGCGGGCATGTGCCAGGGTGTCTTTGGCAGGTTGTCATCGCTGGTGCACTCTGTGAATGTTCTGACTAGGGTCCACATCATGAAGCTGTATGAGCCCAGGGTGTCAGTCAGGTTCCTGGTCACATCTGACGATGCACTTGGCAGGACAATGGTTCCATCGGATGTTAACAGGCTTGACACTGTGAGGCTCCAGCACGTCACGGGGCTCAAGGTCGGGAGCTTAACCAATATTGTGAGGGGAGGGGCTAAGTCATCATTCAGCTTTGTCATAGGAGAGCTGAACTCAATATTTGTCAAGAGAGGGAGAATGGCAACACCTTCGCTGAAGCAGAGGATAGCAAAACTGGATGTGGGACAGGGTCTGGACCCAGTACAAGATTACATGTCGGCACTCGGCGGTGCTGCCAACTACCTCTCCAGTGGGGGATCATACATGGGGTCCTATATTGTCTCAGTGTTGAACTTAACTATGCACACGGAACAGTGGTTGAGATGGGGTTTGGCTAACTCAGACCACTACTACAAGCCTGTTGAGCTGGGTGGCTTTCCCGTTGTTGAACCAATATCCTGTGTTTTGTCAGGTGGCTTGTCAAATCTGTTCATGAGATCGAGGAGGATACTGAATGAGAGGGCTTATGCCAAGCTGGTGACAGCAACACTTCTGTGTGAGCCTGTGGAAGTCACCCTCTCAGACTTCCTGAGAAACACATCTGAGGGTGAGAGGGTTGCCATCAAGCTTAATGATGTTGTGTTGCACAAGTCTTCTGGGCCTCTGGGTGTTGTGCAACTTGTTAGAACAGACAAGAAGTTGTCACAATTTGAGAGGAGGCACAAAGTCTCTAAGTGGCCAATCCCGCCTGAGTTCGTGGGTTTGGAAAGGAGATCGAACTATGCAGGTGACCTGATACACACCATCTTTAGAACCACGAGTGTGTCAACTGCTGGGGTTGAGGATTCTGTGAACAGTTTCTTCATCAGATTCGCAGAACCCTGGGTGGCCATGAACAGGAAGTGTTACAAAGTGGTTGAGTCATCACCTCTCGCAGGCATTTACAGAGGGGAAGCTGGGTTGATTTCACACGCTGATATCTTGGAGATATACAGGAACCAGACACCAATAGATGCTGCACGAAGCCTGAACACAGCTTATCTCGGCTGCAAGACAATAGAGGAGTTTGAGGTGTTTGAGTGCCAACTCTCTGTGAGGCTAGAAGATGCAACATCCATTGTGGAGTATTTGACAATGCAGGAGGCAGAAGAGTTCACAACACCTAAGAATAGGCCATCATTCCAGACTGTGCAGTTGAGAGGGCAAACAGCACCAGATGAGCTCATCTACCAGATGCTCCTAATCAAATCACTCTCTGGGAGGGCAGCAAGGGATGTGATCAATGAGTGCATGAAGGACCCAAGTGGTTATGAGATGATTGGTGGCACTGAACCGGACACAGCTCTCCCCCTGGCAAAGTCTATAATCCTAAGTGACAATGCTATTGCTGTGTACGGAAAGTTTGTCAGGAGAAGCACCAAGATGACTCTATCCAACAGAGCAGTGGGGCTTACAGATCTGGTTGTTGGACTGATACGGAGCAAGTTCACAGAGAGGATGGGGTTAATAACAGGGGGCAACCTTACATTAGCAGCAGAGAGATCAAGGCCCTTTGCTCACTCCAGGTGGTATACTGAGCTGATAAAGTCATCACAGTCATACGAGACAGTGGCTGCTGGAGAGCTTCTGCACGGCAAACAGGCACCACCTGCTGCAGTGGGTGTGGAATCCAACAAGATGGCTGTACAGAAACACGAGCCGTTCATTGTTGTCAGAGGGCAGCTGCCAGCCAAGACTGTTGTGATTGACGCAGTCAACAAGGAACAGTTCATAGGTCAGGTCAAAACTTGGCTAGCAGCAAGGCCCAGGTTTATGTTCACTAGGAGGACAGTGAAAAGTTTCTTGGAAGGGAGGTTGTCCTTTGCACACGATTACTACACAGGTGGGTCATCATACAGCAGACACGCAAAGAGCAAGTACCTATTGTCAACAGCGGGTGGGCAGCACGTGGCGCACATCATCGAAACCACAGCCAGCTCTCGCAGAGGGGAATCATCAACAGTTTACAACCACCACTTCATTGCGGATGATGATGTCACACCAGACAAGCTTTCATTCAAGATTTCCCCTGAGTATAAGGACGCAAAGTGGTTGTCTGCATTGGTGGCTGCAATAGCATCATTGAGGAGGATAGATATTGGCAAGGAATATGCAATAAGAGTCCCACGCAGCGGCCCCAGGCAGAGGAGAACTGTTGATGAAGTTGACACATTCACATTCCATACACTGAGGCCTGGTGATGAAATGGACCTGGTTTTCTCTCCTGATTCTCTTACCATATCACTCAAGCTGTCCAACTTGATTGTGCCCATAACCTATGTGACAGCAGGCGTGGTCCACGACATGCCCACCAGGTACACCCTAGAGCATAACGACATGAACACAGCAGCACAAGCCTTCCACAGATTGTCAGACATGACAAACTCCTACAGCAAAACATTCTTGGCAAACCACTCTGCTGTTAGAGACTTCATGGATTTTGTCCTGGTTAGGTCATCCATACAGACACCTGTGGGGATAATTGAGAGGGAAACAAGGAAGGTGGGCATGATCAAGCTGACACCAGAGCAGGTGGACATATTGAGAGCCATGTTAGTCAAGCACTCTGGGATTGGTCTCGGTTACTCCAGTGGCAGGCTGTCCACTTACCTACTCAATAACTTCAACAGGAGGGAACACTTCCACTCTCACTTCACAAAAACAGCAGAAGGTATAAGAGATGATAACGATTCTCTAGACTGGGATGTTGATGTTGATGATGCTGAGTTGTTCCAGTTTGGTCAGATAGATCCACCCACAGAACACGATGCTTACAGCTCAGTGTGCTCTGTGGACTATCAAGATGAGGAAGAGCTCGTCAACGACTGTGCCTTTGAAGTTGCTGAGCCAGGGCACATGGCGGATTGGTTTGAGAAAAAGTTTGACTCATGGGCCGATGAAATGGACGACTTTGTGGAAGAGCAGGGGCACCCATCAACGGCCGCTGGACCAGCACCTGCTAACAATGAGAACTGGGAAACCAAATCCACTCTCAGTTTCAGCTTTGCATCTGATAGCGACATCGGAGGTGATTTGGATGAGGAACTGCCCACCTTTGCCCCAGGGAAAATCAGGGAGTGCACAACACAGACTCAGGGTCTCGCTGGTGCCAGTCTGAACGCACTGATGTCTACCCAGTTCGATGGGATGCTTGGTGGATTATCACTCGAAGATGTGTTTGACATAGACAGTGAGGGCGGTGAACCCGAGCAACCAGCCGCTGGACCCAGTTTAGTTCTGGACACAATGCAGGATGTGTTTGCAAAGTTCCTAAGCAAAACATATGGCAAGGTTGTTGATGCTAAGGATGAGAAACTGAGAACGGTCATCAACAGCCACACAGCAGCAGGAGTGAATGAGTCAGCGGCTTCTATTCTCAATTACCTCAGGTGTTGGCTGCGCACTGCAGGGAGAATTGCGGATACAGTCAATAACGGCAGAACAACCAGTGATCTGACAGGGCTGATGAGATTGTATATAGAAATGCAAAGGTTTGTGCCCAATGCTGACATTGACATAATGGGGTCAACACTGGGCACATCCACGGTTGAGATGCCAGCTGAATTCTCGGTGTTGACTGTGATTAGCATGACCTGAGCAGTTACAAACCTGGGGTGGGTCACAGGTCAGCTTGTTGTTATCGGTGTCGATTCTGTGTTAGGTTCGCTC